CAGATGTTAGGACCGCCAAAGGCAACCAAAACCCTAGCGCCTAAATATTCACGCTTACTGTTAACGATATATTCAATGTCTAAGGCGTCATGGAGATAATCAAAGGCTCCCATCTCTTCGCCATCGGAGTTAATCTCATCGCCAAAGCCGTTTGTGATTGTGTTTGCAATCTGTCGCACATGGTCAAGCAAACTGGTTTCTGTTTCTACTGTCATTGTGTACACCTATTTAAAAAGAAAAGAATTATTTTGTGAGGACATCAAACCATTCAAGCAAGCCTATGCAAAGCATAAGACCCAAAGCGATGGCTGTTAAATAGTCCAAGAATTCATTTTTCATGCTGTCACCTCATTTACTGGATTAATTCCTTTAAACCTTGCAACACGATCAAAAAGCCCTTCAAAGGCTTCGAGGATGGTTTGCCTATTACCACTATCAGCAACCAAGAAAGCCTCGCCTAAGTGCCTTGCAAAAGATCCCTGAGTGCCTAACGCCATTGATCGAGCCATGTCGTTTAATTGTTGATCTGAATATTTCATTTTATGTACGCCTTTAAGTAGTTGATAAAAGAGAGAGTAAAAAATCTACCCTCTCACATATAGAGCGCGAAAGTTCCGTGCCAATAGGTAAAAAAGCCTTTAAAAACAACGCTAGTGGTTTACCCTATAAGTAGTTACCCTTAGAACCTGAGTATTCATTTGATTTTGTAGCCACAATTAGAAAAGAAAAGAAAGGGTCAACCCATTCCATTGGCATCCTTTCATGTAAGGGATAGTAAAGGGGAATACATAAGGAACATAAGGGGGAACGGATAACGTAAGCATTGATAGACCTATAAAAGAAAACGCTAGATAGAAACCTTTTGGACATTGACACAATCAATCCCTACACACCTATGAGACAAATACGAATGCGAATCATTCTCATTTGCGTTACTGTATGGATAAACAGTAGGGTTTACCCTTATAGGGTTTCTACGTAAGGGTAGGGTTTACCCCCCCCTTGAGTAAAAGTGAGGGGGTGCTGTGGCAGGGGACAATTACACACATCAATCTCACAATCAATCTATAGACCCCCTACCCCTCCCCCCACAAAGAAAGAGACATCCTCAAAAAATTTTTTGTTATAGTATGGTTTTGAATTTGTGGACACGTAATGAAGATAAAGATCTACACGAACACCTCTGAGAAGATAAAAGAGTTATCTGAAATAACGTCAGAGAATCAGCAGGGATATGCCAAGAGGCATGGTTATGAGTGGGGTAGCTACTACTTTGACTACTCTAGATTCAATGAGACAGTACTGGAGAGCCTAGAAGACTTAAAAGAGCAGTTGGCCCAGGTAGATGTTCTGATGACAGTAGGGGCTGATGTGATGTTTACCAACTGGAAGATTAAGGTTGAGGACATTCTGGTTGACAAGGACTGTGTGGTTATTGCGAGGGAGAGGACAGGGTGGTGGCCTGTTAATAATGATGTGATGCTTTATGTGAATCGTCCTGAGACATTTAGGGTGATAGACCAGATGATTGAGGACTATGATATTTGGAAGCAGTATGTCTGGAGGACTCAGCAACATATCTGGAATATGAAGCAAGAGCTAGATTGGGCTGATAAGGCTATTCGGATTGTTGAGTCTGAGGTGATGAACCAAAGCATGAAGAGGTGGCAGATTGGGGAGTTTATTGTCCACTTCTATGGAATGCCACTAGAAGAGAAGATTAAGAATGCCTATGCAATGGCTGCTTTGTTTCCCGATGGGGTTCCTGTGTTTAAGATAAACAACGAAGGCCCATTACCGAATGTTGTTGAATAAGGAGTATATATGGCTGGTTTTCCAATGAGAAGAGCGTTAGAGAAGAAGATTGAAGAGCTTGGAGGGATAGAGTTCGTTACCGCACATATAAGTCAGGGAATGACCATTGGGAGGTTGGCTGAGTTCATAGAATGCTCCAGACCCATGCTTTCCTTCTGGATTAACCATACTGATGAGCGTAGAGATGCGGTACTCGCTGCACGTAAGCTAAAGGCTGAGAAACTGGCAGAAGAGGCTTTAGACATTGCTGACCAAGCAGATGAGACAAGCAATAGTGGAGTGAATAAAGCCAGACTTCAAGTCGATACTAGGAAGTGGATGGCCTCCAAGCTTGATCCTGAGAACTACGGAGATACCGCCAAAACCCAAGTCAATATCTCTTTAGGTGATCTACACCTCCAAGCCCTTAAGCACATGGGTAAGGCTGAAGTTGTAACATTGGAAAACAATGGCACATAACCCATTTATCCAGTTCATTACCCTATACAGGAGTGATCCTGTTCTGTTCGTTAAAGAAGTCCTAGGAGTAGAGCCTGATGATTGGCAGAAGGACTTTCTTAACGCTGTAGCTACTGGTGAGAGAAAGATCTCAATCAGGTCTGGTCACGGAGTGGGTAAGTCCACAACGGCATCATGGGCAATGCTGTGGTTCTTGTTGACCAGGTATCCCGTCAAAGTCGTGGTGACTGCCCCTACTTCTGCCCAACTGTATGACGCTTTGTTTGCCGAGCTAAAGAGGTGGGTCAAAGAACTACCCCAACCTATCCAAGACCTACTTGATGTCAAACAAGAGAGGATCGAACTCAAAGCTTCCGCTACAGAGGCGTTCATCTCTGCTCGAACCAGTAGGGCTGAACAGCCCGAAGCCCTACAAGGTGTTCATTCTGAGAATGTCATGTTGGTTGCGGATGAGGCTTCTGGTGTTCCAGAGGCAGTATTCGAGGCTGCTGCAGGTTCTATGTCTGGACACAATGCTCTAACTATCCTACTAGGCAACCCCGTCAGGTCTTCTGGCTTCTTCTTTGACACACATAATCGGCTCAAAGATGAGTGGTGGACAAAGAGAGTATCCTGTATTGACTCTACTCGGGTGAGTAAAGAGTACGTTGAGGACATGAAATCCCGCTATGGCGAGGAAAGTAATGCCTATCGGATCAGGGTTTTGGGTGAATTCCCAAGGAGCGATGATGACACGATTATTCCTATGGAGTTACTTGAGTCTGCTAAACACAGAGACACAAGAGCTTACGAAGACGCTCCGATCATTTGGGGACTTGACGTTGCTCGGTTCGGCTCTGACTCGTCAGTTCTGTGTAAGCGTCAATCCAATGTGGTTCATACACTAGAGCGTTGGAGAAACCTAGACCTGATGCAATTAACAGGTGCAGTAGTCGCTCAATACGAAGCTTGTGACCACAAGAGCCGCCCAACAGAGATTCTGGTTGACTCTATCGGCCTCGGAGCTGGTGTTGTTGACCGACTAAGGGAACTAAAACTACCCTGCCGTGGGATTAACGTGTCCGAAAGTCCTGCTATGGGTGGGACGTATTTGAACCTAAGAGCAGAACTATGGCATAAAACCAAGGCTTGGCTTGAGAAACGGGACTGCAAGATACCCAATAATGAGGATTTCATTGCTGAACTGGCAACAGTTAGGTACACATTTACATCTAACGGAAAAATAAAAATCGAATCTAAAGACGATATTCGCAGACGGGGCTTGAAATCTCCCGATATGGCTGACGCTTTTGTCTTGACATTTGCCTCAGATGCCGCCACCATCTCTTGGGGGTCTAACTTGTCTTGGGGAAAACCAATTAAAAGGTTAATCCGAGGCTTGGTCTGATTGCCGTTGCCATTTTGAGCCACCCTAAAAAAGTGGCTCTTTTTTTTATTAACACAATATGGTAGTATTACGCAACCTATATTGGAGATTCCTATGAAAATGGATGAAGCCGCCAACAAGATTGGCAAGGTAATGGGCGAATACAAGCGTGGCAAGCTCAAGTCTTCCTCTGGTCAGAAGGTTAAATCCCGTGACCAAGCTGTCGCTATCGCCATGAGTGAGGCTCGTGCCATGCCAAAGCGTGGTGGTAGAACTGCAACCAATCGGAGCAAAAAATGAAGCAAGGTTTATATGCCAATATCAATGCCAAACAAGAACGAATTAAAGCTGGCTCTAAAGAAAAGATGCGAAAGCCTGGCACTAAAGGTGCGCCNACTGCTAAAGACTTTAAGCAAGCGGCTAAGACTGCTAAAAAGAAATGATTAAGCGTGGTTCAGAAGAGTTCTCTGGCTACAACAAGCCAAAGAAAACTCCTAACCACCCAAAGAAAAGCCATGCTGTATTGGCTAAGTCTGGTGACGAAGTGAAGTTAATTCGCTTTGGTCAACAAGGTGTTTCTGGAAGTCCTGATGGATCTAAAAGAAACGAAGCATTTAAAGCCCGTCATGCTCAGAATATTGCCAAAGGCAAAATGAGTGCAGCATTCTGGGCAAACAAGGTTAAATGGTAACTATGAACTGCCCAACCGCAACCTATGACATCAAGTTCAACTTAAAGAATCGTAATTGGGCGATCAAGAATGTTGACTATGGTCCTGCCAACCCAGAAGAAGATAACGAAGAATACTGGCAGAACCTTGCTGATATGTGGTCAGTATCTATTGATGAAGTTCAAGAGATGCGTTGCGGTAACTGCGCTGCCTTTATCCAAACCCCCGAGATGCTTGACTGTATCCTAAAAGGTATAGATGAAGAGACTGATGGCTATGCCAAAGATGTCCAAGGTGCGGCTAATCTTGGCTACTGTGAACTGTTTGATTTCAAGTGTGCAGGTGAGCGCACCTGTTCAGCATGGCTATTGGGTGGCCCTATCACCAAGAAGATGACCAAGAATCAGCAGAATATGTTGATGATGGCTAAGACCGAATACGACATGGAAGATGAAGGAGAAGAATAATGGGTGATTTTTTTGCTGCTCTATTGGAATCTTTAAAAGGTGGTAATGTTGAAGTTGGCGCTGGAGGTGGAATGTCTGAAGCAGTTGCTAGTGGCGGCATGGCTCCACCCTCCACAATGGAAAAGTTAGGAAGTACTGTTGGTGTACTTGGTAATGAAGCTATTGCACCTACTATGCAAGCCTATAAAACCTTTACCAATCCAAATGCTACTGCTGGCGATATGTTGTCAGGCGCATATAAGTATGCTTTCAGCCCACAAGGGAAACAAGATGAGCAAATGATGGCTCCACAGCAATTTAGCATGAGTGGTGGTATGGGTGGTATGGCAAATAACTATGTTGGTGGCATTCCATCACTACTCCAAGGTTATGGCGGTGCATCACAAGGTATTCTTCCATACATTGCTGGACGTTAAGGATTTAAAATGAAACAAGATAACCCAATGTTGATGGCTGAAACCTTGCAAGGCGAGATGCAAGAAGATGAGGTAATGTCAGAAGAGCAACTTCAAGGCGTTATTTCTGCTGAAATTTATGATGCTATTTCTTTCATTGATGATGACATTGGTGGCAATCGTGCGATGGCTACTGAATACTATTACGGACAACCCTTTGGTGACGAAGAAGAAGGACGTTCACAAGTAGTATCAATGGACGTACGTGATACTGTACAAGGCATACTGCCTAGCTTGATGCGTATTTTCTTTGGCCCAGAGCGTGTGGTTGAGTTTGCCCCACAAGGACCAGAGGATGTACAGTCTGCTGAACAAGCGACAGACTATGTAGACTTTATTTTCAAGCGTGATAACCCAGGCTTTAAGATTTTGCACTCGGCATTCAAAGACGCTTTGGTACGCAAATGCGGTATTGTGAAGTACTGGTGGGATGAGTCTGTTGAAGTTAAAGCAGAGTCATTCTCTATGCTTGATGAGCAGACAATGATGTTCCTAACTCAAGACCCAGACATTGAGATTTCTGCGGTGCGTGAGTATCCGATTCCTGGCATGGCAGAACAGAATGCCGCCCAAGGAATTATGACTCCACCTCCCATGATGTATGACGTGGAGATCAAGCGCAGAATTAAATCAGGCAAAGTCAAGATTGAGGCCCTACCTCCTGAAGAGTTCCTAATTGACCGCAGAGCAAAGTCCATTGATGAGGCTACTTTTGTAGGCCACAGGGCTATGAAGACTGTTTCCGATCTAGTCGCAATGGGCTATGACTACGATGAGATGGTTGAGGTTGCTGGTAATGGTAATGACTTTGACAACAACGAAGAGTACCAAGCACGTAATCCATTTGCTGTTATCAGTACTTCAAATAATGGTGATCCATCTAGCAAGAGTGTTCTCTACATTGAAGGCTACTTAAAGGTAGACTTTGATGGCGATGGCATTGCTGAAATGCGTAGGATTTGCACAGTCGGTACTGGCAACAAAGTTATCCGCAATGAAATTGTTGATAGCCGTCAGTTTGCTGACTTCTGCCCAGATCCAGAACCCCATACCTTCTTTGGTATGTGTCCTGCTGATGTAGTAATGGACATTCAGCGCATCAAATCCAATGTCCAACGTGGTATTTTGGACTCTTTGGCTCAGTCTATCCACCCACGTACAGCAATCGTGGAAGGTCAGGCCAACATGGAAGACGTGTTGAATACAGAAGTTGGTGCTGTTATTCGGATGAGAGCGCCAGGTATGGTTCAACCGTTTACAACTCCATTTGTTGGTCAGGCAGCATTCCCAATGCTTGACTACTTGGATGACATTAAACAGACCCGTACAGGCATTTCTAAGGCCGCCTCTGGCCTAGATGCGGATGCGTTGCAAAGCACTACTAAGGCCGCAGTATCTGCGACTGTTAATGCCGCACATCAGCATATTGAGATGATTGCCCGTACCTTTGCTGAAACTGGTTTGCGTAAGTTATTTACTGGCATCTTGAAACTCGTTATTGAGAATCAAGATAAAGCCAGAATGATTCGTTTGCGTAATACATTCGTGCCAATTGACCCCCGTTCTTGGGATGCCAATATGGATGTGATTGTTAATGTAGGCGTCGGTGATGGCACTATTGAAGACAGAATTAATGTGTTGAGCCAAGTGGCTATGCGTCAAGAAATGCTGATTAAAGAAACTGGAGTTAATAATCCTGTTGTTTCTTTGCCACAGTATACAAATACCTTAACTAAGCTTTTACAGTTGGCAGGTATTAAGGATTCACAGAATTACTTTAACCAGTTGCCTGTTGACTTCCAACTGCCAGAGCCACCCCCACCAAAGCCTACTCCAGAGGAGATGTTGGCTCAAGTACAGGTTCAGTCTATCCAAGCTGATATTCAAAAGAAGGCAGCTGAATTGGATTTAGAGCGCCAAAAAATGATTATGTCTGATGATCGTGAAAGAGATCGTGTTGAACAAGATGGTATTTTGCGTAGATATGAGCTAGAATTGAAATATGGTGTACAAATTCAA